CAAGACAACACGGCGATCACTCACGAACTAATCCTGAGGGCATAACCATGGCGCGTCGTCAGATTCGCTTCGACCAAATAGGGAAGCATATGGAGGGCGAAGTCCTAAAGCTCGTCCGGGTAACGACGCTTGAGTGGGAAGGGCGTGTAAAGAAGGCAACCCCTGTTGACACCGGCACGTTGCGAAATGCCTGGGAAAGCAAGGTCGAGCGATTTGTTGGCGAGGTTAATAATCGGATGGAGTACGCCGAACCTGTTTGTTATGGCACCAGCCTGCCACCTTCATGGGATGGGTATAAAACAAGGCAAGGCACTGTCCCAGGCTTTCCCGACCTAATCGGTAAAGAGCTTCAATCCTGGGCGCAGGGGCAGTACAAAAAAATCGTGAGGGAAAGCTAATGGCTGCTGCTGATCTCAATGCAATCAGGGCCACCATCGAAGGCAGGCTTGCGACAGAGCTGGCTAGCAGCCCTGCAATCCCAGTCGTGTTTCACAACATGGCGTTTGAGCCAACGCCTAATTCGTCGTTTGTTCAGTGCCTTGTCAGTTTTGGGGCAAACGAGTATCTAAGCCAAGGGCTGACAACTAATTCTCAAAACAGAATTATCGGAATTGTCACCATCAATATCTTCTCTGCCAAAGGTGTTGGCCCTGGAGCCAATTTTGTCATCGGCAAAAGGATTCGAGACCTTTACAATAGGGTCATCGTGTCGGGGGTTTTCTTCGACGCTGCAACAGGTCCAGAGGCGTTGCTTTCAGCAGCACCCGAGGGCTACTTCCAAACCCAGGTCCGTGTGACCTTTGAATCCATCGAGGAACTCTGACCATGGCCACCATTCGCGGCGAATCCGGTTCAGTTGAATTTGAGACCGGCGGCGGCACTCTTGCCACTGTTGTCGGTACTCGCAGCTGGAGCCTGTCAATCACTAAAGAAACCCTGGATACTTCAGTCCATGGGAACACTTTTCGCCAATTTGTTGGCAGCATGATTTCCGGTTCTGGAACAGTTGAGCTGGTTTACGACCCAGATGCAACGGGCCAAGCTGCGTTTGTCGAAGACATCATCAAGTCACCTGACACTGCTGATGCTTCGTTTGAGTTGTTCACTACCGGCAACACAAACGGCACTGATTCGGTTTCCTTTGGCGGGATTATTACTGACATGGAAATCACGTCAACTGTCGGTGAACTAGTGGTTGCTACCTGCAACTTCATCACCAGCAGCACTATCACTTCTAACCTTGAGTGATGAGGCTATAGTTTAGATGACAAATCTGTCGCCTAAATGCCTGCTGGAAATCGCACCGTTGATCTGCTGGTTGGGGCGTTTGACCTCAACCAGCGTCGCAAGTTTGAACTAAAAAACGCAAACGGCGATAAAGTCGTTGATTTGTTTTTCAAGCCCATCACCCGCGCAGATCGCAAGAAAGCCCAAACCTATGCGGGGACAGAAGAGGCTTTAGACATCAGCACACAGATGCTGTGCCAGATGGCAGAGCTTGATGATGGCACGAAAGCGTTCGCTGCGGCAGACGCTGCAAAATTGCATCGACAGCTTCCTGAGTCTGTGTTGAACGAGCTTGAGCTGTTCTTGTTTGGACTTGGCGAAGAAACGAGCCTTGAAGACGCAAAAAACGACTAAGGCAGGACAAGTGGACTTTTTATGAGTTCTATTTGGCCTGCGAGCTTGGTATGACTGTTAGCAGGCTTCGCACGGAACTAACCGATGCGGAGCTTGTTCACTTCGCTGCATATCACCAAGTAAAAGCAGAAGAAGAAGAGAAAGCGATGGATCGCGCAAAGCGGAGTCAGCGGTAACATTGAACTATTGATAGGGCGAATCTGTGGCAGTTGAGTCCTCTGTACGCCTTAGGGTTGACGGCAAAGGTGCAGAGCGCGAGCTTAATCGGGTAAACAAAGCTGCCCAGCTTTTGCAGGGGACCGTGGGAAAGGTCACTGCAGCTCTTGCTGGTGTAGGTGCTGTCGGCGGAGTTCTTAGAGGGTTTCAAGAGGCTGAAACTGCTGCGGCTGCTGTAGAGACTCTCGGTGTTAATTCAGAAAAGCTCAAGAAACAGTTAGTAGGTGTCAGCGCACAGTTAAAGGGGCAAATTAGTGAGACAACCCTGCTCGCTGCTTCTTACGATGTCGCGTCCGCTGGATTTAATAACGCAGCAAGCGCATCCGACATTCTTAAAGCAGCATCGCTTGGCGCTAAGGGTGGCCTGTCGGATCTAAACACGGTCGCTAATGCGACCACCTCTGTGCTTAACGCTTATGGGATGAGTTCTGATAAAGCGTCGAAGCTTGTCGATGGATTTATTCAAACTCAGAACGACGGTAAAATTATCGTTGCTCAATATGCCGCGCAGATTGGTCGTGTTGCTCCGACGGCTGCGGCTGCTGGTGTCGGTATTGATGAACTAAACGCCGCGATCTCTGCTGTTACCGCAACAGGTGTTCCGGTTGAATCAACATTCGCAGGTATTCGTCAAGTTATTGCTGGTGTTATTAAGCCGACTTCAGAGGCTTCTACGAAAGCTAAGGAGCTTGGCATCGAGTTCAGTACAGCCGCAATCAAGCAGAAAGGTTTTGCTGGCTTCCTTGAAGAAGTAATCGACAAAACCGGCGGCAGTGAAGTAGAGATCTCGAAACTGTTTGGAAGCGTCGAGGCTTTGACCGCGATCATGCCTCTTGTTAATGATCGACTCGGCAAATTTAATCAGGCATTAGACAACCAGCAAAACTCGTCCGGGGCCGCGCAAGACGCTTTCAACAAACTTACGGATACGGTTTCGGGGCAGACAGAAGCTCTTGTTAATAACGTTGGGAACCTAACCCGAGTGTTTGATGAGGTTTTTGGCCCCGGCCTTAAAGATCTTTTAACTGAAGTAAATGCCCAAATATTTGCGTTTACCAGGTTTCTCAGGGGCATCGATACTGAAGCAATCAAAACTGCGGTTTCGATGGCAGGATTTGCCGCGAAGATTTTCCTTGCTAACAAGGCATTTATTCTCCTGCAAAAGACTGCGGCATTTACTTTTGCAAAACGGATTATTCCGTTGCTGTTATCAACGAAGGCAAAGTTAGTCGCTACAAAAATTGCGACAGCTTCTCTTGCCACGACAATGAGATTGCTTAAAACGGCTTTGCCTTTTGGCGTGCTTCTTGTTGGCCTTGACTTGTTAATTGGTAAATTTACAGAAGCAAATACCGCTCAACGAGATCTTAACAATGAAATAGAGTTTGGAACTGAAAAATCACTTGAAGCCGCTCTTGCAAAACAAATAGAATCTCGTGCGTTATTAGAAAACACGATAAGAACTCTCGAAAACGAAAAGTCAAAACTAAGCGGCGGTGCAGCCGGAATGATGAGCGGCCAGATGGAAAACCCACAACTTAAAAAGTTAAAGGGTGAGTTAAAAGACACTGAGGGGTTAATAACAAAAATATCAGTGCGTTTGATGACTTTAAGCGCAGAACGCCGTGGTGCTGCTGCACAAGCTGCTGCAGAGTTTGAATCAATGATGCAACAAATACAGAACGCAACTGCTGGGACCGGGGATCCTAATGAAGATAGGACAAGACAATTAGCGGCATTAGAAAAAGCAGTCCTTTTAGCAAGACAGGAGCGCGATGTTTCCAAGGAAACTGATGAGGTAGAAGCGCGTAGGCTTCAAAATACATTTGAGCTTGCAAATCTTAAGCAGCAGTTTCCTGCATTAACAGAGGAAGAGCTAGCGCCTTTAAGAAAAATTTTGCAGGAGACTTTTAACCTGAAGGAGGCAGCTCGCGGTCGAAAAGATGAAGAAAAAGACATAACAAAAGTGCTCACGGAACAGGAAAAGATGTACCAGCGCATCGGGCAAACGATAAGCACAGGAATTGTCGATGCTTTAACTCAAGCTAAATCTGCTACTGAAGCCCTTAATAACGTTTTGCGCGATACTGCCCGACAGCTTTTGCAGCTTGGCGTTAACTCTTTGCTGAAACTTGCTTTTCCTACCAGCAGCTTGTTCTCAGCTTTACCAGGCTTCGCAAATGGTGGTCGTCCAGCAGTTGGTCGTCCTTCTGTTGTGGGCGAACGTGGCCCTGAGCTGTTTGTTCCTGATCGTGCTGGCACAATCCTGCCCAATGGTGTTGGCATGGGTGGCGGCACGACAATCACCGTCAACGTTGATGCTTCTGAAACTTCTGCTGATGCCAGCAGCGGCCAGGGCGCTCAACTTGGCAAAGCGATCGGGTTGGCAGTACAACAGGAACTGATTAAACAAAAACGGCCTGGTGGCCTTATCGCTGCTATCTGATGGCTAATTTCCCTGCAATCACGCCGACCTACGGCATCCAAAAACGCAGCCGCCCTGCAACACGGAGTGTGCGTTTCGGTGATGGTTTTGAACTCCGCCTGAAGTACGGATTGAATCAAAACCCGAAAATTTATCAGCTCACCTTCGAGGTTTCTGAAACTGACTCAGACACAATCGAAACTTTCTTAGATGCCCGTGCTGACGATTCAGCATCGTTTGATTTCACACCACCAGGTGAAGGCAGCAGTTCAAAATTTGTTTGCGAGAGTTGGAGCAAATCAATCCCGTATCTGAACCGCGCCACAATTAACGCAACCTTTCGCGAAGTATTTGAACCGTAATGGCAGCAGTCGCAGCCTGGGCAGCCAGCA